ACTATGTAATTACCTTTATATATATTGAGATACAATATATATATTAAACTCCTGATATACTGAATTTATATGTTGTTTGAATTTGAAGCTCTTGCTCACCATCAAACACTAAGCTTCCATTGAGTACTTGTCTGTCCCCCATACCATTTCCACTAGTAAATGTGCCAAACTCCCTTAAGGTTGTTCCACTTATTTCTACTGGACTAAAGTTTGCTACGAAGGTTACTTGTTCGTTGGTTGTTAAGTCTACATCTGTTATAATGTTTCTGTCTGTTTCACTGCCTAGAGTTGTTTGTCCTGAAGCAAAGGTTAGGCCGCTTGTTCCTATTCCTACCTTTGTGAAAAGTGCTGAGCCTGCCATGTTAGAGCTTATTATACTTAATCCGTTTGTTACTAATCCCATTTTTCCTCCTTATACCTCTTCCCCATCGATAAAAACTTGACTTCCTGCACGCATATCTCCTAATAGTGAGCTAGGACTATTAAATATGTCATGTCCTGGAATATTAAAATAAAATCCTGATCCTATTCCCCTTGTAGTGGCAATAGTGGACACTTCTACTTCTGTCTCTGCATTTCCTAGTTCTATACTAGTAATGGATGCGTCTGCTTCTGCTGATTCTAAAGACCTAAGCCTTAATATTTGGTCTTTCATAATGTCTTCAAAATCTGATATTTTACGGTTTAAATTAATTGTTATTACATTTTCACTTTGGTTTCCACCTGTTGAAAACTCATAAGTTATCCTTGTTAAGGCGTAAGTTTGGTTTATTTGGTTGTGGTTAGGTAAGTTTACTATTACTGTCTCTCCTGCTGTAATATCTAATAACCCTTTCACTTCTACACGGCCATTTGTTTTTGGGTCTTTGTTTTCGTTTAGTATTGTTGTTGCTTTTAAGCTGGCTTCATCTATATCTTGTATATTTAAGTCTGTTACCACTCTGTGTTTTGGGAATGAGCTGGGTGTTTGTTTTATGCTTATAATTGGTGTGCTACGTTGATAATCTATAATTACTACTGAGCCATTAGTCAGAGTATTGTCTCCTGCAGTTGTACCACTTGTTAAAGTTACGCTTCTACCTTGAAAATCTACTAAAAACTTCACGTTTTCTGTTGCTGGGTCATTAAGGTTTATTACTCCACCTGGTTGTAATAAAGTGTTTGTTGCACCTGAATAAGTTACTCCTACATTTGATGGTTTTGCGTCTAAAACATAAACTGAGCCTGTATTGTCTGTTCCTGTTGTTTGAATTGATTGTGCAGTTGTTAATTGTCTTTTTCCTCTAACTGTAACTTTAGTATATTGGTCTGAGTCTGTTGTTATAAACTCTGCCCTTTTAGAGTTGTCGTTATCTATTGTTTGTCCTGAAGAAATGGTTTCTTTTCTTTCGAAGTGTAAGTCTTTATCTGTGTCAACATAAAAATAGAAACCTGATATTTCTGCTAGTTGTCTTAATGCGTCATAAACACTCATGTTAGAAAAGGTTATTTTATCTACTGTTGTTGTTGTAGTATTAACGTTGTTAGTAGTTATTAAGGATATGTTTTGGCTCATAACAGCACTTACTATCTCACTTACTTCAGTATCCTTAAATATTCTTGGTCCAGCGATAACATCCATTAATACAGAGCCATATTCTCTTCCCAGAATAGTTAATGTTTCTGTCTGTTTGGATCCTTTATATTTTATGTCATCTATAATGCCATTAAATATCTTTGTTGTTGCAGGGTCTGTTGTGTCTGCATATACTTCTATTTCGTCATTTATACTAAATTCTCCGGCGTGCCTACCTGCTACATTGTCTAGAGATATTGTGAAGTTGCTAGTAGTATTATATTCGTTTTGGTTTAAGTTTAGTGTTATGTCTTTAGCATCTAAAATCTCATTATTCGCCACTAATAATTTAGTGTAGATTACCATTATGCTGGTCTAATTCTCCTTTTAACAGCGATTGCCATTGCTTCTGAAGTGTCTTGAGCGTCTTGTCCTACTACTTTGTCTATATAAATGTTAGTTGTAGAAGTATCTTTTGGTTTGTATTGTTCCCCTTTAAATAGTCCGCTTTCTGAGGCTTGTGCTCCTTGTACGTTTTCTCCAAAGATGTCACCTGTTAGTCTCTTTAACCTTTACCTATATCTCCTAGTGTTGCTGTTGGGATGTTTATTCCTGGTATAAAATTAAGTAGTTTGATTATTAATTGTATAGTACCAAAGATTGCTAGTGCTATTGCTAATACCGCTCCGAGAACTAAAGTGAAAGGTAATATGGCAGTGCTTAATGCTGTAAATCCTCCAATTAAAACTGGTAGTGCTGCCTTAATTATTAGTATTGGGCCTACTATAAGTGCTAGTGCTGATGCAATAAATGCTGCTGATACTGCGAACTTTGTTAGTTCTGGGTGTTCTTTCATAAAACCTATTACTGGTTTTATTATTTCTATCAAATCTTCAAATACTGGAATAAGTGTTTCTCCTAAGGTCTGTTTTAAATTAGTCCATTCAGCACCCATTCTTTGAGTTTTTAATGCTAGTGTGTCTTGAACCTCACCGATTTTTTCTTCGTTAAGTAGTAGTGCTTCCATTGTTGCAGCAGTGAAGGCTGCTTTTCTTTCAAAATCTGTTAGTTCAGCAGTGGTTTTTCCTAATGCTAAAGCATAGGCTTCGTTTGCAGTCTCTGCACTTACTAAAATACCTAAATTGTCTAGAATTAGTTTACTTTGTCTTCCTATACCTACTGTAATATCATTGATAGCATCTGATACTGGTCTACCAGTCGCTTGGGAGGCTGCTAGTGCACCTTTAAACATGGCTGGTAGTGCATCTCTGTCTATACCTAATAATAAGGCTTGGTTTGCTTGAGTCATTAAATCAATGTCTGAAACTGTGCCTCTAGTTGCATCTCTTAATTCTTGTAATGCTCTAGGTGCCCTTACACCAAACATGTTATTAAATGCGTCTATTCTTCCTGTTGCTTTACCTGCCTCAAAAGCTAATCCTCCTAAGGCTTTAACACCTAATGCTCCAGCTGCTGTTACTGCTGTGCCTAAGGCCATCATTTTTCCATTTATGCCTTTCATTACACCACTAAATTCATCAACCGCTTTTATCACGATTGCTACTGTTGCTCCGCCTGTTGCGCCAGCTAAAAATCCGCTTGCCATTATCTTTTTTTCATTTTACGAGCTACTTTGCGCTTTTCCGCCTCAATCTTCTTAAGGTATTTTATTATTGCCTTATACTTCCTAATAGGAAGATCCTCCACTTCATCCATAGTCCACTTAAAATGGTCACAGATGACTATAGTGTTCTCTAGTTGCTTTGAGGCTCTTGAAAACTTACCAAATCATTTGCTTTATTAACTAGTGTTTGAAGTTCTATTCCTTGCTTAATGTTTAAGTCATTATATTCTTCTTCTGTTAGGTTTGTACCTGCTAGTAGAAGTTTCTTTGCTGCTTCGTCTTTTGGAAGTTCAGCTAAGACTATGATGTCTTTATACTTAAGCTCTTTCACTTCAATCTCTTTGTTACCAATGTTCATGTTTGCTCCTTTATAATTTAATTGTCCCTAAGGAATTTAAATTACCACGGATTAAATAAAGCTGCACTTGTACTACTTGTATACTCTACTGCACTTACGTTCTGTGGTCTTACCTCTATGGTTGTCTCTGTTGCCCCTTCAATTGTTGATGGGTTTTCCATATTGGTGATTATACATCCACTCATAGTAAATACTGCGTGTTGACTTCCAGTTGTTTGGTCTTGGTCTAAGTCCAGAACTGAATTAAATGCTGTATTTGTTTTATAAAAGTCGTTGTATAATGTTGATGCCATATCTGAGTCTAAGTCTAGTGTTACGTTAAGTGTGTAATCCCTATTTTTTGCAAATGGTGTTCCAATGTCTCTGCTATTATTAAGATAGTGTGGTGCTTCAATATTGTTATTGATTTCCAGACTTGTATCTTTAGCACTTGATATTGAACTTCCTGCCATTGTAAGTGTTACGCTACTCCATAAGTAAGGTCTGCTTGTATCTTCAGTCACTGCTGTGCTTGCTCCAGAACTGAATACTAGTGTTTTACCAATATAGTCTGTTGCGATAGACACCTTTTCTCCTTGTGTTGCATTAATCGTTACTACGCTTGCTACACACCCATTAATAGTCCTTACAAAGTTTTTTCCTGTACCAGTTGCCTGTTTAGAATCTTCTATTGTGAAGCTTATTGGTGGATTTAAAGGTCCTGAAGTATATGCGCTTTGTCTTACGTCTGAATCTATTTGTGTTGAGTT